CGTCCCCTCGAGTCCGGAGTCCGGGACCTACGACTATGTGATGACCTTCGTGACAGACGACGGCGGGGAAACCACGGCGAGCCCGGTGAGCAATGCCGTGACCGTCACGAACGTGCCTGCGCGCTACATCACCGGGGTGCCCACGCCGAACCTCTTGGACTACGGCGGAAACTATCCCTCCCACGTTGACTATCAACTCAACAACTCGTTCAGCTTCGTGATGACTGCCCACACGGCCGCAGGCGAGAGCACGCCGAGCGGGGCGTCCGGGAGTCGCGTAGTGCACTACGGACCTAACCCCCCTTACCTGGCAGGGATGGATGTCCGATGGGGCAACGTGGCCGATGCGGCGGTGATCGGGCGGTCGCTCTATCGCCTGTTAGGCGGCGTGATGCAAGGCCGCTGCTCCTACGTGCAGAGCAACAATCCCAACGGGCAATATGACGGCGCGTGGGCGTACGCGGGCAGTTACGACCCTGCGAAAAAACCGCCGACGACGAACGGGGCCTTCGTGCCTGCCCAGGCGCAGCAGCAAGTGATCGCGCTCAGTGACCTCCCACGCGGCGACGCCAACGTGGCGAGCCGGAATCTCTATCGGCGATTCAACGGGAGTGGTCCGTTCAAACTCGTGGCGACCATCGCCAACAACACCGCGACGACCTACACCGACACCTTGCCGAATGCGAGCGTTGGGGCCGCCGCGCCAGGGGGCTCGACGGCGTACCTCCGACAACTGACCCTCACCGCGTTGCCGATCGGCGATCCGCTCGTCACGGCCCGCAAGATTTATCGCACCAAGGCTAACGGGTCGTCGTACTGGCTCGCGGCCACGCTTGCCGACAACACCACGAAGACGTGGGTCGATACGCTCGCCGATGCCGCGCTCGGCGCCGCGGCGCCCTCGACCAACACGGCGACGGCGAATCAGGTGTCGCTGACGGCGATTGCGGTCGGCGCATCGGCCGTGACGGCGCGCAAGCTCTATCGGACGCCGGTCAATGGCGGGGCGCTCAAGCTCCTGGCGACCATCCCGAATAACTCGACGCTCACCTATGTCGACGCGGCCCCGGACGCGAGCTTGGGGGCGGCCCCCCCGACGAGTGACACGTCGGGCCTGGGGCAACCGACGGGACAAGTCAACGCCGGCTCGACGTCGCTGCCGACGGCGAGCGCGGGCCCGTTTCCCACGACGGGCGGGTGGGCGCTCATCGGGACGCAAGCGATCCGCTATACGGGCATCTCGGGGAACACGTTGACGGGCATCCCGCCCACCGGTCCCGGCGCGCTCATCGCGACGGTGCGCTTCGGCGATCACATTCTCTCCGCGCCGATGTTGACCGGGGTCAGCGTCCCCAGCGGGCCCCTGCTCGCCCCGGAAGGCACGGTGGTCTATATCTGGATTCAACGCGATGATGTGCCCGCGCAAGCGGCGATGGCTCGCCTCGACGGCGGTGACGGGGTGTACGAATACCTCGTGCAGGATGAACGCCGCGGCGAGGCGTCGTTGACGGCGCTCTGCGATGCCCATCTCACGCAATACAAAGCGCCGATTCAAACCATCACCTATGCCACGCGCGACCTGAACACCAAGAGCGGGAAACCGGTGACCATCGACCTCGCCTCACCGCCGATCCTGGGGTCGTTCGTCATTCAAGACGTGACCATCGACCAAATCGACACGGCATCCGGCGTCGCGCCGCGCTTCGTGGTCACGGCGAGCACCGTGCGGTTCTCCTTGGAGGACCTCTTGCGTCAACTGGCCGGGACCCTGGAGGTCACGCCGCTATGAGTATCAACCGCGCGCCGTTCAACGCCCTGACCGATGACGACGGCAGCAACACCGTCGGATCGATCTGGAACAAGAACGCGATCAAGAACGTCCTGCTCGACCCCATCGATGCGGCGTTGACGGACCCATCGCTGACCCTGAAGAACCCCGCCGCTCCGGTCGATCATCGGATGTGGCAATTGTCTGTCGTCGGGAATGGGCTCTTGTACTTCCTCGCCCGCAATGATGCCGGGAACGTCGACGAGGTGGCGTATCCGGCCGTCCTTGACCGCACCGGCAACTTGTACATTTACGGGAACCTTGTCGAAAAGAATCGCCCGACCCCGATGGGGCATTGGCAAACGGGCGACGTCAGTTCGTATCTTCCCGCCATCGGCTTGTCCGGACCGATTCGCTGGTCATTGGTGGGGAAGACCCTCACCGTCCTGTTCAACGCCAGTGGCGTGTTGCCGAGTGGGCTGGCGTCGATCCCCCTCACGATTCCTGGCGGCTTTACCTCGGCGCTGGTCATGGTGGGCGCGGGGCTGATGTGCAACACACCGACGAAGGCGTGGCATACGGGCGTGATCACGACAAGCGGGGGGTTCACCATCGACCTGTATGACGAGCTGTTGACCGGATGGTCCGCAGGGCAACACTACATCAACGGGACCATCATTATCCCCATTCCCTGAACCGTGAAGGAGTCGTATGGCTGTTGACCAGTCGACCGCGCAAATGGCCCTGACCCGTGATGTGGGCCCCGGTGGGTTCATGGAACGCGTCACGGCGATGCTGAGTTACACCGCCCAGAGCGTGCTCACCGAGAGCGCCGGCACGCCCTACCATCCCGGCCGCGCGTTGTACGCGCAACGCGTCATCGCGAATCCGGCGCAAGCCGCGACCCTCGCGGGACCGCTCGTCGTGATGGGGATCAATATTTCGAGTAAGACGATCTACGACGAGGCGACGAAGACCTCCGTCTGCTCGGCGCTCGACCTGGAGTTGCAAAGCCAAATCATGACCGACTGGAACGCCCTGGCGGGCATCGACGCCCCGGCCGCGGCGATCTGAAAGGGACGCCGATGCCGTCACGACCAGCGATGTTGCGCGGCGTCCTGACCTGGGACGAAGACGGCTCGCCGCCCGTCATCGAACCCGAGCCGCCCATCGTCGAGCCGCCGATCGACCCGCTGCCGCCTGATGGCGATGCCGCGCTGATCTATCCGCCGGATCTGCACTACCTCGGCTGCTTCCGCCTGCCGAGTTATCCGACGCGCTTCGACTATCCACCCAAGGGCATGGCCTTCTGCGGCGCCCACGAGTCACTGTTCATCAACGGCTTCGCCGATTTTCACGCGACCGGCGAAGTGGCGATCCCGACGCCGATCAAAGGTGCGCTGACCCTCGCGGACCTCAATCGCGCCATCGAACTGCAAGTGCTGCAAGACCCGACCGAAGGGAGTATCTGGGCGCTCACGTACGGCGCGGCGCTCAACTTGGGCGGGCTGCACGTTCATCGCGATCGCCTGCTCGTGACCGCCTATCGCCACTACGATGCGGACGGCAATCAACCGTTCTCGCACTGGTCGCGCAATCTGAATCTGAGCAAGGCGGGCGACTACATCGGTCCGGTGACGCTCGACGTGACGGCCGCCACCGAAACGTCGAGCGTGCACGCCGGGAACGTCAGCGGCTACATGGCCGCGATCGCGCCCGAGTGGCAGGAGCGCTTTCGCGGCGTCTGTTTCACCGGCCAGGCCGGCATCCCGATTGTCAGCCGCACGTCACTCGGCCCGGGGCTGTTCTCCTTCGACCCGGCCGACATCGGTGTGAAAGACCCGGTGCCGACGCATCCGCTGCTGTTCTATCCCGGTTCGCATCCGACCCTCGGACCGTACACGCCAGGCCCGAATGACCCGAATCCGAATCCGCTCTTCAATGGGACCATGCAAATCGGGGCGGTCATTCAGCCGGTCGGGACGCGCAGCGTGTTGTTCTTCGGCGTCATCGGAATCGGCAAGTACACGTACGGACAAGGGACGGGGGACCAGTCACTCGACGGCCAGCCGGTGCCGGGTTACAACAACGAGGTCTTTTACTGTTTCGACCCGGTCAACCATGCGAAAGGCGACCACGCCTATCCGTATGTCGCCTGGATCTGGGCGTACGATGCGCTCGACCTGGCGAAGGTCGCGGCCGGGACGATGCAACCGTGGGAGCCGGTCCCGTACGCCGTGTGGGAACTGGAGAGCGACTTCTACTCCTGGCTGCCGCGGCTCTCGGCCGCCACGTATGACCCCGACACGCAGCGCATCTTCGTGAATCAAACGCGCGGCGACGGCGACGCGCCCCTGTGCCACGTCTACAGTTGCGCGCAGGCCGCGGCGCGCGCGGCACGCACCAGCCGATCACTCGTCAGAAGGGCAGGCTTGCATGGGCTATCCGCATTTCGATCTCGTACAAAAGTCACACTCGGAGCTGATCGCTGAAGGGAAGATCCGCCGGCGGTCGGACCAGGAGCTCGTCGAGCAGGACAAAGGGCTGTTGACGCGCCGGGCGGCGTACTACAGCAACATCGAGCGCGACGCCAACATCGGCTTGCTCGAGAAGACGACCGGCAACAACTCGATGGGGTTCAGCGTCGACATCCTGCTCGACAAGGACGGCTCGTTCTGGGACGTGGCGACGGACCAGGGCGGGCTGGCGATGCCGTCCGACGGCGAAGAACGGTTCGACCCGGCGCTCGCCGCCCGGTGGGCGCAGCCGACGGCCGAGCTCGCGCAGATCGACTCGGCGCCGCCCGTGGTCGGCCCTGGCCCGGGCCCCGACCCGACGCCCGACGTCGACGAAGTCGTGGCACTGCTCAACGACATCATCGCCATGCTCGAGCGCGCACGAGAGACACAGGCCCGAGACACGGCGGCGATCATCGCGCGCGACGACGTCAACACCGAGCGCATCATGGACCGCATCGAGGAGGTCGTGACCAACGCCGAGGAGAGCGGCAAGAAAGCGCTCGCGTTGTATCTCGCGATGAACCGACCCGACGGCGGCACGCCGCCCGATCCCGAGTTACCGCCTCCGGGTGATGGCAACGCGCTCCTGGCCGTGCTGCTCAAGTTGTTGGCGAACCGGCCGGATACGACGTGAAGGAGCCACCGCTCCCACGCCCGGACCCCATCATCATCAACAGATGGATGCCGACGCGCGTAGCGGTTCCTCGATTCGACAACGAGACGGGTGACACGAAAGGCGTGTCATCTGGCACGAACCGCCTGCCAGGTGGCACGAAGGGAGGCCGCATGTTGACGGTGACCACGTTCGTCGTCGTCGCCGCGTTCGTCGCGACCGTCGCCGCCGCGATGGGGAAAGCCCCGCTCTGGGTCGGCGTGTTACTCGCTATCGTGGCGCTCATGCTCCAGGTCTTGCCGCGATGATTCGAATCCTCTGGGTCATCCTCGTGAGCGCGTGTCTGACCGGGTCGGCCTGGGCTGACGACAAACCCGTCACCGTCGCGACCGGGGAACCCCTGAGTCTGACGGTCGCGATGGTCGGGACCGTCGTCGTGGGCGCCGGCTTCGGGCTGATGCTGCACGAGTCAGGGCCGTGTCACTGCCAATCCGATACCGCCTGGGTCATCGGCGGGGTGGCCGTGGTCGCCGCGGGCGTGACGATGACCTGGCTCGGCCTGCGGTCGCGCACGGTGATCGTCGCGCCGACCGTGGCGCCGCGCGTCATCGGCGCGACGACGACGATTCGATGGGGCGCTGACCGTCGTCGTCTACGCTGACGCATGGCGAACGAGCGGCCGGCTTTCGACCCCGTGGCCTGGCTGATCTTTGCCGTGCTGTGTTCCCTTGCGGCCTGGTGCTCCCGATGATCCCGTGAGGAGAGAAGGCGCTCATGAAACGCGACGCACTAGTGGAGACTGTCGCCGAGCGACCCTGGAACGATGTTAGCGTCCCTCGCGTACAGGTTGAATGCTGACAGTTCATCGACGGCGGGATCACGGCTTATCCGGGACGCCTGCATCTGAATGTTGATGGGCTCTGACAGCGTTGCTAAATCAGCGACCAGGGCGGCAAGGAGGACATAAACGTTGAAGCTCAATCGGAGCAGGAAACCCTGCTCGCTGGCCTTCAACTTGGTCCCGACCAACCTGACGAAGTCCTCTTCAGACGCGTCATCGAGAAGATCGCCTAGAGGCCAGTGCGCAGGCGAGTAGAGAAAAGCATTCCTGGGAGTCGTGATTCCAGTGTTGGACAGTGACCGGAGTTCGTCGTAGGCGCGACCGCTCCAGCATGGCACCGTAGAAACCCTGACGACTCTGCAGAAGGCCTCCCAGACCTCTTCCTGCCTGAATCCGGTCGAACCAAAATGGGTCAGCTCATAAACCTGATATTGCCACTTGCCGGCTGCCACGAGACGCTGATCGGGTTTGCTCTCCGGGTGCGGGAAAGCATCTATTAGGAATTGATGCGACTCGATTTGCGGGATTGCGACTCCGAGCATGTGCATTACGCCACGCGCGCCAAGTAGGGCCGCGTGGTAGGCGTTGAACATGCTCCAGCTGTGCATCCCTTTCGAACCTAATCGCTGAGAGCCTAAATGCGCATGGGCACATTTGTGAAACAAGAAGATTCCCTCAGCGAGAAGGCTGGCGCGAACCGCGGAATCGTTCCCAGAGAATGACGTCCTCGTTCCTGGCGAGGCTACTCGCTTCAGAGAGTCCAGGCTGTTCAGCGGTTCTGGGGCTGCCCCAACGGACGGGAATGTCGGCAGATGCGACATCCAGTTGGTTTTGATCAGGGGCCAAAAACGAGTACTAATTGTGTTCTCGATTTTTGGCCGAGCAGGCCGCGTCCCGTTCATAGTCTGATGCTTGCGCCCTTGTTCTCGTTGGCAGAAAACGCTACATGCAGCGTGGCGCGTAGCTCGTCGCCGAGAGTGCGTTCGGCTTGATCGCCCGATCCGTACTGCATCCAGCTCGAAAAATCTAGGTGCTCGATCTTCTTGAACACTGAGGCGACGTCCTTTACAGTGAAGCCCTTCTGATGCTGCAGGGAAAGGCTGAATGCAGCCGGGAAAATATTCCACAGCGCGCCGAATCCGACCGTCTTGAAGAACGCGCTTTCTTCTGAGTCGAACTCGGCCGGGAACACGTTCCTGAGACCTTGATAGTAATTGGAGATGATCCGGAGCTGCTCAGGCTCGGTGAAAGAATTCAGTACGCCGGTCTTCGGCGCGACGTGAGCCGAGATCTTCCGCACGAAATTCGTCAGCGACAGCTGCCCGCGCTTTGGGGAACCGATAACAGCAATCCGCTCGTAGAACGGAGACTCCTGCATATTCCTGAGCACGTTGGCTATATCGGCTACCCTCTCGCGGGTCTGATCGGCCGCGCTCTTGCGTGGTAGGTGCTTCAATAGATCGAGGTATAACGAAGTCGGGACGTTCTTCGCCTCTTTATTGATGGTGACGAACTGTTCGATCTGAAGATCCTGATCCAGACCTATGAATGCGACGACGGGCAGGTCGACGTCCAGGGGAAATATCTTGCTGCGCGCGGCAGCAGCCGCGCCAGCAAGTCGATGCTGGCCGTCGATGACCCATCCGACATCTGTACCTGCAGGAATGGTCAGCTCACCACTCTCAGCGCTGTACTTGCCCTTGTCCAGGCTCACGATGATCGCGCCCGGAATGGACTTCTTCTGCTCAGTGAGAAATTTGCTTATCGCGTCAACGCGAGAGAGAGACAAGACGCGCTGGAATCCTTCGTCCTTGTTCTTGGCGCGTCGGTTGATCGACAGCGAGTCGAAAAGCACTGACGCCGCTGCCGCAAAGGCGTAAAGCGTGTGCGCTCCCTGCACGATTGGAATCGCCCGCACCTTGAGCGGCTTCCCGAGCTTCCCAACGTGTCTTCGAGACTCCGGAGTTTTTCTTGGGCTCACTGTCCATGCTCCACAAAGTGCGCCGGGCGCTGGGCAACGGCCAATCCAGGACCGGGAACGAATATCGGCTTGTCCGCTGGCCGATAGGGGACCGCCCCATCGTGTGCAAGAGCGAGGCGCTGACTGGCGATCTTCATGTAGCTCTTCCGGATCTCCGCTCCGAGGAACCGCTTCTTGCTGAGGATGGCTGCGACTCCGCTGGATGCCGTTCCCATGAATGGATCAAACACGACGCCAGCCTGCGGGCACAACGCACGGACCAGCCGATCTGCAAGGCCGACTGGAAACTGACACGGATGGTTCAGCTTCTCAACGTGCATCGCCTTCACATTTGGGATCGTCCACACATCGCTCGGATTCTTTCCCTTGGGATTGCCGCTGAATTCTCCCTTGCGGGGCCCGTCGTACTTGCGCTTGCCTGGATATTTTTGCGGTTCGCGAACGGCATCTAGGTTGAAGCAGTACGCGTCCCCCTTCGTGAACCACAGAATCATTTCGTGGCGGCCACTGAAACGCCTCCGGCCGTGCTCGCCGTGTCCGTACGTCCAGACGATGCGATTGCGAAGCGTGATTCCCTCTACGCTCGCCAGAATCGAAAACACGACGTAGTCGAGTGGGAACACGCCGCTGTCCTTGACGTGGTACCCAATCTGCCAACAGATGCTGCCGCCGTTTTTTGTGACGCGCGCGATCTCTGGCAGTACTTGCCGCTGCGCATCGACGAAGTCCGTCACCGAGCGAGACCGTTCGTACGACTTCCCGATGCAGTACGGTGGTGAAGAAATGGTGAGGTCTACCGAGTTGTCCGGCATTTTCCGGATGAGATCCAGGCAGTCGCCTCTGAACAGAACGGTGGAGGCGCCTTTTTCCAGCGCCCGCACCGCCTTGATTGAAGACTCGAAATCGTTAATCTTGCGCACGCTCACGAGAATACGCGATCGGAATGCCGAGATCTAGGGGGCATGTCTAGGCGGTTTTGCGACGCGATGTCGCGCGCACGCGGCCGGCGCCGCTTGCTGCTGCTCGTAGGCGGCAATTTCAATCGTGAGACCGGGGGATAGGCGCCGTCTCGGGATGTGGGATATCCATGTGGGGCTACTGAGACGCTATCAAGGACGGCCGCGGCGGCGCAAGACGCTGATGTGGGGGTTGCCAGCCACTCGACCACTATCCCTTCGAATACGGGGTTATCTCGTCCAAGCTCAACACGAGCCGATGCTCACGGCGTCATGGTCGGGGAGTCTACACCTGGGCGCCGCCAGCGGGACCGACGAGGATGCCCCCAGGAACCGCGCCGGGCGGGGGAGTGCCGGAAGAAGGTCGTCGAGGCCCGCGATCGCCGGGCCGCGGGCCGGGAACGCGGCCGGGCCAGGCTCAGGCGTCGGAAGCTACCAGCCTTGGCGTTTCGCGTAGGCGGTCAATTCGTTCAGTTCTTGATTGCAGGCAAAGGCCGCGGGATTTGTGAGCGGCGTTTTCAGGTAGGCGTCACACTTCCGATGCCACGCGTTCCGCTGCGCATCGAACGCCAGGAACCGCTGATGGTCGGGTCCGCAATAGAGGAGGCCGATCGGGACCATCAGCACGGCGCCGACGACGAGCAGGATGCGCCGGTAACGCGGGGCGGCAGCCCACGGGGTGATCGGGACCGAACGCGCGTGGGTGAGAGGCAGATCGCGGCGGCAATGCTTGCACACGATCGCCGCGGACTGGATTTCCTCCGCACAGAAAGGGCACGTCCTGGACGTCGACAGAGCGACAGCAGGAGCACTCGTGACTATGGCTGTTGGCCGTCGCCCCTGGATCAAGTCTTCGCCGCAGTGCTCGCAGATGCGGCAGGTGTCATTGATTGTGTGCAGGCAGACTCGGCATTTCCTCACTGGCGGCTTTCTCTAACCGGGTCGTTTGGCGAGTTCGTTACGACCGCAATGAGAGCAAGAGGAATGCCCGCAGAAAAGCCCAACCTTCTGCCCGCCGCTGTCAGACTGCCGACCCCGAACATGAGACGAAATGCCGGAGGCACGACGATATATCGTGCAACAGCGCCGCGGCGGCCGGGCCGGACTCGACGAATACGTAACAGACGCCGCCGGGTTTCGTGAGCGTCACGAGCATGCGCGTCAACGTTCCGACTCCCCAGGTAAACTTTCCGCCTCCCGATCTGCCGTCCCCGATAACCGCCTCGCGCCGAACTTCAGCGCGGCAATCATGCCCGCGACCGCCGGGCCCGTCGCCTCCATGCTGATACTCAACACGACGTCGGATGGCCCCGCGTAAGCCTGCAACCACGCCAACATGGCAAGGCGATCCTCCGTGGCTAGATGCACCTCTTGCCCGTCTGCCTGGCGAATGGACGCGAAGAAGCGCAAGCCGTCGTCCGTGCTCATGCTTGCTGCCCGCCCACCTGTGCCTCGTGGAACACATGGCACATCCCGCAGTACCACTCGCTGATGTCCTTCGGGTGAAAGGACACGCGCTGGCAGACGTGACAGCGAATGCCCAGCACGAGCCGGGACCGCTCCTTGACCACGACGAGGTCGTACCCAATGCCGTGTTTCAACACGCCGCCGTCGTCCGTCATGATGGCCTTTCGATGGGCAGCGGTTGAATGTGCGCGCACTGCATACAGATGCGCGGCCGGTCCGGGTGCTTCGCGAGGTTCGTGACGACCTGGGCGCCACACTCGCGGCAGACGGTGACGATGCCGCCAGCGGGCACCTGTCCACCGGGGAAGTCTTCAACGCGGCGACAGATGACGACGTCGGGAATCCCCGGCGGCGCCGGTTCGAGCGGCCCGCCGAGCGTGCGGCTGAAGTACTCGCCGGAATTCACGAGCGTGCCGCGCCTCTTCGTCACGAGGGATGCACCAATCCTCGCGAGCCTTGCCGGATCTCCCGAAAGTCGAGCAGCGCCATTGATGCTTTGTGGTCGTCGAGCCCGACGCGTTCGACGAGATACGTGTAGAGCATCTGGTCGGACGCGGCGGCTTCGATGGCCTGCTGCAACATGCCGACGATCTCGCGGGCCTTGGGTAAATCCATCTGCGTCAGTTCGCCGTTGAGCGCGAGCTCGACGCGGCCTTCTTTCGTCGCGGCGCTGAGCAACGTCGTCACGGTGATGTCCGTCGTGCCCGTCCCGCCGCGCGACTTCAAGGCGATCCCCTGCATGTCGATGATCTCGCCGTCTCGCTTGACCCCGGCGTGCGCGAGCAACGCCCTGATTGCCGCATAGACCGCACCCGGCACTTCAATCACGGTCGGTTTCGCCATCGGTGCTCCTTGTGTCGTGCGCGGGGTCATCGCCGCGCCGCAGAACCTCGAGCGTCGCGGGCGCATCGGCGAAGTAGGCGCGGACGTGCTCGATGAACGTCGTGGCGGCATACCAATGCGCCTCGTAGGCCGACGTGCGCGGGTGCCGCAGCGCGAGTTGGAGGAGGCCGGCCAGGTGCAGCGCCGAGAGCGGCCGCAGCACCAGCGTGATCGGCGCCTCGTGGGTTCGCATCTCTGCGACCATCGCCGCGAGCAGCTCGGGGTCGAGGTCGTCGTTCATGGTTGCGGCTCGCGCGTCTTGAGCACGGCCGCGATCAGGGCGATGCGGCCGCCGCCGAACGCGATCGACTCCGGGGCCGTCATCCCCGCCAGGTCGGCTTGATGGGCGGCGAGGAGGTGGCGCAATTCCTCGGTCCGCATGTTGACGAACAACGTGTGCGCGAGCCGCGCATCGTACGATGCGGCCCGTTTGATCATGGCCGTGCACATCCCGAAGTGCAGATACATCAGTGACCGGGGCGTGCGTCGAGCCCGCGCGTTGTCGTCGTGGTAATACGCCCAGAGTTTCTCGGCGAAGTCCTGCGGATCGTCGCGCGCGTCCTCCAGATCCTTCAGCAACACCGCGTCTTCCGGCATGACGGCCTGGTCGCCGATGGCCGCATTCACGGCGATTTGCGCGGCTTGTCCGAGGCGCACGAACTCGTTAAGCGGATCATCGGCCATTGCGTGTCAACTCCTGAGATAGCGAAACAGTCCGAGGCGTTCGGCGCACGTAACGTGCATCCGCGATTGACGACACTGCCGGCCTTCGCCCTTGAAGAGGATCAGCGGCACCTCCTCATCGTCGATCAACAGGCGGCAGGCCGGCGCGCAGCACCGGTCATCCGCCGGATCGAAGTGCTCGACGTACCAGAAGATGCAGCCATCGAATTCCATCGGCGGGCCGTCGGTCATTCAATGCCTCGGGCTGTGAGAGAGGAACGCGGCGCACTGCAGGGCGAGCTCGCGCATCGATTCATCGACCCGCTCGATCTCCTCGGCGGTCGCCAGGCGCAGCCCGAGGGTCGGCGTCGGAAAGGCGTGCATCACAAACGTGCAGAAGGTGAAGCATTGGTCGCACAGCGTGATCCCGCCGACGGTCGGCCTGATCGGGACATCACCCGAAAAGCCGGTCGCCGACTGCAGTTCGGCGTGACAGGCCGGGCAGATCATCGGCGGCGTCCGGTTGAACGTGACGGCCAGGCGTGTCGGTTTCATTCGGCGTCGCCAAACAGTTCAGGCCGCGGCTGACGTTGAAGCCAGTCAAATAGATCGACTTCGACGCCGAACGCCTGCCCCGTAGGCCAGCGTTGGACGAAGTCTCGTTTGAAGGCCTGGTGCAATTGGACGGCCGCGCTATCGCTGAGCCCATGCGCGAGCAAGATCGCCAGCGCCAACTGTGCCGGACTGGAACCCGCGTATCCCCAATTGAAACCGTCGGGGCTGTGATTGAACACGCGTTGTGATCGCCCGGGCGTCAGGCGCCGCCCTTCGACGAACACCTCGCGCGCCTCGGTGCCTTCAATCTTCATGGCGTGCATCGTGCTTCACCACGGCGATGATGCGCCCGCCATGCAACGCGCGCAGGCTGCGGGTGCGCTCGGCGTCGTCTTCGATGGCGGCCGTGTCGCGCTGCGGGCGCAGGTCCAAGAACGTGTCATCCGGCGTGCGCGTCAATCCCTCTGGACTCGTCCGCACGAGCGGCCCGCCGAGTCGTTCGACGGCCTGCGCGATGTCGACAAACTCACTCGCCGGGAGCCAGCGCTCGGGGAGGCAACCACGCGTGCACGACAACGCTTTCAACACGCCCCACGCGCGGCAGAGCAGCGGGCGCACCGCGTAGGCGCTGCACCGGTTGGTGTCCGTCAGGTAGACACAGCGCTGCGTCCGCGTATTGCCCCTGGCGTCCACATAGTTCACCGGAATGGTGCGCGGCTTGCGATGCGTCGTGACCTGGAGTCGGCGCGCTTCCAGCCCGGTCAGGGGGACCGGTCCGCACGCTTCGGCGCAGTCGCCGCGACACGCGACGGTCGGCAGGCGCGCATAGAGCGCCTCGAGCGCCGCGATGGCGTCACGTTCGGTCGGGGTCAGGCGGCTCATGGCAGGGGAGAGGCCCTGCGCGTGAGGGTGAGATTCGGGAGAAGGGCCACAACCATCTCCTTGCGCGTCGGCACGCAAAAAACTGGCTGTAGTAGACAGCAAAATACGTGCAAAACACAAGACAGACGCAATGAGCGTGGAAGTAGTGCGTGGAAGTGGCTGTAACTAATTGTTAATCCAGCGCTTACAATGTGGACTGCCCGCCTCCTAAGCGGGGGGCCGCAAGTTCAAATCTTGCCGGGCGCACCACAAAAACATTCAATAAATTCGCTGTGTTTCGCTTTCATTCCGTGCGCTCAGCGTGTTTCTTCCACGCAAAAACCGGGTGGAAGAATCCGCAATTTTCCTAATCTTTCCAGTTATTTGAAATCGGTGCGTGGAAGTCGTGCGTGGAAGTCCAGGGGTCACCGGTCCCCCACCCTTTGCAACCGCGCCGTCGTGGCCGGTGTCGGCGCGGCGGCCGGCTTCGGCGGCAACGCCGTGGCTGGATTCGGTGTCGCGAAGGCGGCGGCGATCGCCTCGCCGGCGGCGCGCATATGGTCGGGGATTGCGCCGCGCGTATAGCGTTTCGTCGTACGCGGGTCCTGGTGATCGAGGAATTCGCCGACGACCGTCTCGTTGCCGTTCAGCACGATCGATGCGAGGGTCGCGAAGCTGTGGCGCAGGTCATACGGGCGCATTTGTTCGACGCGTGACAGATCGAGATCCGATCGCTCCGTCCGCAACGCGGCGACGACGCGATCGCGTGCGTCCGTGAACGTTCGGTACAGCGACGATCGCGAAAACTGCACCGACGTCCCCTCGGCCGTCCAGCACCCGGCGGCCTCGAAGGCGAGCAACGCCTCGCGGCCTTTCGCGGAGAGCGGCTTGCGTTTCGGCGTCGTGCCGCGGCCTTTCTTGCGGCCAGGCGTGCTGATCTCGCCAGACGCGCCGCCGTGCAAATGCACATCCGTGCGCCGCATGCGACGCAGTTGTGCCGGCGTCACCGGGCAGTAGGCCAGGACCCGGACGATGGCCTTGGTCCGTGACACGGAGAAGCCTCGGCCCCGATCGCGGATGTCGTCGATGATCCGATCGATGACGTCGTAGGGGACGTCACGCGCCTCGGGATCGGGCTCCAGGTACTTCGGCACGTCGCGCAACGGATTGGCCGCGGCCTGGCCGTCCAGGACCGTGAAGACGTGCGACAACGCAAACCGGTACTTGTTGACGGTCGAGGCCGCCATCGGCGATGTGCCGTCCCGGCCACCGCGCTCGAGGCCGTTCAGGGCGCGCCGCAGATCGGGCGCCTCGAGCTCGGCGCGGCGCTTCGTGCCGAAGGATTCGCACCACCACGCGAGTTGATCCTTGCGCTCGGCCTTTCGTTGCGACGAGAGGCGCGCCGTCTCGAGGTACCGACGGACATCGGCGGCGAGCGTCCCGCGCTCGACCGGGCCGTCGCCGGCTTTCGCGAGTTCGTCGGTGAGCCGCATTTTCTCGCGATGCCAGCGCGCGACCATCGTCGGCAGCAGCGTCTCTGGGGGATACCGGATCTCGGGCGAACTCAGTGCCCGCGCTCCACTCCCCACGCGCGCGACCACGCTGAAGCCGTACGCGTCCTGATAAATCCCGGGGGCGATTCGTGTGCGCCGTGCCATCGATCGAATCCAAATTCCGTGGCAGGATCAGCGGTAGGTCTTCGACGCGGCCACAACGCGCCGAGGATTCGAGAGCCCGGATCGCGCAGGCACGCGCGGCCGGGCTCGCTTTCATTTCGGCTTGGTGTTGAGCAACTCGCGCAGCGCGTCCGGGTCCGCATCCACCCGCCCGGCAATCTCGACCAGTAAGCTGGTGTCCTCCAGGAGGACGACGAGCGCGCGAATCACGGCGTGGTCGTGATCGGCGGCTTCCTTGATCGTCAGCACCAGTTCCGCCAGCTTGATCGTCGTCTCTCTGGGCGGCCCGGTCTCCTCCGCCAGCAGCATCTCCACGGCCTCTCGGACACGCGTTCGCGCCTTCATGTACCGCCGCGCGATTTCGAGATGGTCTTCATTGAGATCCTGCCATTTGGGGTCCAGCGGCTCGACAATTTCCGGATGCAGCAGTTGTTCGACCGTCGTCCCCACCACCTTTGCGTACGCGTTGAACTTGTCGATGCCGACTTTGCGTTTGTTGTATTCGATGTTTTGGACGGTCCCCACGGCCATAGGCGCTTTCGCGGCAACGTCCTCCTGATTCAGCCCCAGTGACAAACGGCGGCGTTGAAGACTCATCCCGATGCGGATGCGTTCCTCGCGGGTCTCAAGCACCCGTCTATTTTTCGGGCGCATTAGCCGCCCGTCAACGCCGATATTATCCACATATATACAATTATTTCCAGATTGTGTATGTCGTGCAAGTACTAGCTGGACAATGGACACAACATTGCCTATTGTGGCTATTCATTCGAAAACATCGTGTCTGATCGACGTTGCATGGAACGCGCAATGGAACTCAAGATCGCTCGCCGCATCGCCCGCCTCTCGAAGCAGGAACTCGCCGTCCGCGCCGGCATCGACATCGCCACGATCCTTCGCCTTGAAAGCGCCGGCGGCCGCGACGTCGTGGGCGATCTGCCGTATCGATCCGTCGTCCACCTGGCGCAAGCGCTCGGTGTGCCGCCGACGGATCTCTTTCCGATTGCGCCTCTGCTGCCGCAGTTGCCGCGGCTCGTGCCGGACCCCATGCCGACGCCGTTCGATCCCGACGAGGAGCGCGACGATGCCTGAAACTCCTGTCCGCGCGTTTGATCAGATTGCGCCGATCGATCTCAGCGACCAGGCCACGCGCGACGCGATCGAGCGCGCGCAAGCGGGCGAACTGCTGAGCGGCAAGGAACTCGCGGCCATCTTTCGGATCAAGCACGCGCAATTTCACAACCTGATGAAGGCCGGCGCGTTCGATCAATTCCTGGTGAAGCCCGCGATCGGCACGAAGTGTTATTCAGGGATCAAGGTCTATCGCTACCTCTGCGGCGATCCGATCTTCGAGCCGACCTTCGGCCGGAAGCGGCGGCAGGCGCAATCTGCATGAAGCCGACGTGGTGGTGGCTCCCGTGGCTGGTGCGGTGGCGGGCGTGGCGCGCGTCGCGCTTCGGGACCCGGTCGATCGAGCTCCGGCTCACGACCGAGCGGCGGCAGATGTTCATCGCCGAGGAGCGGCACCGGTGAGCATCGCCGACGACGTCATGCGGCACGTCATCGACCAGGATCTGCGCTGGTGCGACACGCCCGCCGGCCGCCTGCGCGCCACCGCGCAGTGCAGCGCGTGCACGTTCCGCGTGCAGATGACCGGCGACGATGCAATCGACATCGCCAACAGTTTGCGGCGCGTGCTCGTCGCCCACTTCACCGACGTCCATCAGGTGCGGCCGTCATGAGCTTCGAACCGCGCTCGCGCTATGAATACGGCGATCCCGCCCTCGAGGAGGTCGCGCGCGAGGAACGCCACGATCACGCCCTGGCGCCGGCCCGGGGGGCACGCGTCGAGCAGATCGCCACGGCCGTCGTCGCGGCCCTGCACACGCGCGGCATCCTCACGTATCCCGAGGTCGCCAAGGCGCTCACGTTCGATGTGCTCGCCAACTGGCTGTATGGCAATGCTGCGCTCGATATTCCCACCCGCCAGGTCGCCCTCGATCGTGAAGTGCTCGACCTCTCGGTCAGGCTGGAGAACGCCGAAAAGGAGCGCGACGCGCTCAGACTCAAGAACGGCACGCTACGTAATGCGTGGGAAACGGAGCAGAAGGACCATCAGGCCGCCCTGGCGCGTCTGACGGCTCTCGAAGCCTCTCGGCGGAAAGGATGACCCCATGCCCGACGACGTGATGGAGCCCGACGTGCTGGAACCCGACGACCCCGAGGCCGGCGTGCCAGCGCGCCTGTCGCTGCGGCGGCCCGACGTGCCCGTCTCGCTCAGCGACCTGGCCGCGCTCAAGGGCGAAGCGATCGAAATCATCGAGGCGCGCGTCCAGATCCTCAAGACGGTCCGCCTCGCCGCCCTCCGCATGACGCTGCCGGAAGATTGGGTGTTGTTCAAAGCGCCCGACGAGCACGGCGGCCAAATCGTTGGCTACCTGCAGGACTGCGGCGCCGATCGCGTGCGCGACATTTTCGGCATTCGCGTCTTCGACATCAGCGCGATGGAAAAAATCGTCGCGGCCGATGGGACGCACTTCATGTATCTGGTCAGCGGGAGCGGCCTCTCGTCGTTGACGCGGCAGACCGTGAGCGGCATCGAGGGCGGCCGCTCGAGCACCGACGACTTCTGCAAGGACAAGACGGGCGCCGCGCTCGAGCTGCTCGTGCGGAAAGCCGCGCGCGCCAATCTGGACGGCAACGTGACGCGCGAGCTCGCGGGCTTGAAGTCGGTCCCGATCGAGGAGATCACCGAAGCGTGGGTCGGCACGTCGAAGAAGATCGATCGCTGCCGTCGCGGGCGCGGCTTCGGGACCGCGAGCGAACGCCTCGGCGCGAACAGCGAGAAAGCGCCCGACGTCGCGCCGCCGGTCTGTCCGCACTGCAACACCCCCGGGAAGTATCGCGCGGCGAAGGGCAACCGGACGGCCTTCTATGGCTGTCCCAACTACGAGAAGCACCCGCAGCAAAAGTGGATCGTTGACGCCGCGAAATGGGTCGCCGAACAGACGAAGCACGCGCCCGCGGCGGCGTCGGTTGCTGAACCGGCATCCGGCGGCGGCAACGGCGGCAACGGCGGCAGCATGGCCGACGGGAATCCCTTCAAGAGTTGACGATGGCGCGTGCAGATGCCGGGGGACGGCCGATGACGGTGGGCGACGCGATCAAGCGGTTACTCGACATTCAAGCGATCCACGGCGCGTCCGTCGAGGTCTTCTTCGACTGCCCGCACTGCGGCCGCGTGACGGCGCCCGATCTGCTCGAAACCGTTCGGGAAAAGACCCGGGCCGTGTTGCAGCGAGCAGAGTCCTAGATGATGAACGAATACGACGTCCATGACCGCCGCGCGCGTATGTTCGAGGCGATTGCCGACTTCTTCATCGCCCTGACGGCGCTGACCAAGATCGCCCATACCGCGCTCGTCGCGGAACTGGCCGCCAAGCAGCAGCAGGGCGAACGGCGTCGCCCGACGACGCGCTATCCCGAGGACGGTCCGCGCCCATGAGTGCGACCGCGATCGCGCCGGCCGAGCTCGCGACCCGCATCATGACGGCCTGGGCGTCGTCGCTCGAGCGCACGCGCCGGCCGCAGAGCCCGCACCCGACCGTCTGGGCCTCGGCCTGGCGCACGTGCGACCGCCGCATGGTCCTCGAATTGACGCAGCCCGAAGCCATCCCCGCGTTTCCGGCCAACGTCCTCGCGAAGTTTCGGCGCGGCGATGACCGCGAGCGCGATCTGCTGAGCGACCTCGCCCGCATCGGCCGCGACAGCGATCCGCCCTTCAAGGTCATCGGTCAGCAGGAACGCTTCGCGCTGCGCGACCGCCAGGGCCGCGAGGCGATCAGCGGCAAAGTCGACGCGCGCCTCCAGGTCAACGGCAGTAACGCGCCGCTCGAAGTGAAGGCGTGGTCCGCCAACCTGGTCGATCGCATCGAACGCTTCGAAGATCTGTTCGACAACGTGTGGACGCGCTCGGGCGCCTACCAACTGCTGTCGTACTTGTTCGGCGCTGGCGAGCCCTTCGGGTTCCTGCTGCTGGACCGCTCCGGACTCCCGGCGCTCATCCCCGTCGAGCTCGAGCCGCATCTCGATCGCGTCGAGGCGTTCCTGACCCGCGCCGAGCGCGTGCTCGACCATCGCGCGGCCGAGACGCTGCCCGACTTCCTGGTCGGCGATCGCGCCGAGTGTCAGCGCTGCCCGTTCTTCGGCTCGATCTGCAATCCGCCGACGGATGCGGTCGGCGCCGTCGTGCTCACGGACCCGGCCATCGAGCAAGACCTCGAACGCTGGCACGCGATTAAAGAAATCGGGAAGGAATTTGAACGGCTCGACGGCACGTTAAAGAAACGGCTGCGCGGCATCGAGCACGGCGTGGCGGGCGCGTTCAGCATCAGCGGGAAGTGGGGCACGCACTCGCGCGTCGAACTGCCGGACGATCTGAAAAAGCGCTACACGGTGAAAGACCCGAAGGGGAAATTTACCTTAGAGGTCGCGCGACTCAGTGACTCGGCGCCGACGACGGAGGTCGCGTGACGAGCGGCAGTCAGGCGAATCGCAGCGGGCGCACGGCTGAAGATGCCATCGCCGATCTGCTCAGTCGTCACCATTGTGAATTCTCTCGACAGGTCGAAGTCGGCACGTCGATCTACGGGACCACGATGCGTGCCGACTTTCTCGCGCACAACCTGGTCGACTTCCCAAAGGGGCTCGTGATTGAGTCCAAGTGGCAAGACACGGCCGGGACCGCTGACGAAAAGTTTCCATACTTAGCCGCGAATGTGCGCGGCAATAACTATCGACATCCGGTGGTGGTCGTCGTTTACGGTGGCGGATTCAGGCCGGGCGCCGTGCGATGGCTGCAGGAACAAGTCGACGGCGAGCATTTGATCGCCGTGTTTTCTTTCGAGGGTCTTCTGTCATGGCTCCAACGGCACGTGCGCGTCCATGTGACCTCGCCAAAATTACCCTGGACGACACGATCCAACCGCGCGTGACGCTCGACGAAGCCATCGTCGCCGAGTACGCCGACGCGATGGCGGCCGGGGCCGAGTTTCCACCAGTCGTGGTGTTCTTCGATGGGACGGCGCGCTGGCTGGCCGATGGCTGGCATCGAGTCAAAGCTGCGGAACGCCTGGGGCTCGCAACGCTGACAGCCGAAGTGCACCAGGGCACCCGGCGCGACGCGACGCTGTTCGCCATCGGCGCGAATCAGACGCACGGGCTCCGTCGCACGAATGCGGACAAGCGCAAGGTCGTGCTCACGCTGCTCGGCGACAAGCAATGGCGGCGCTGGAGTGACCGCGAGCTCGCGCGCCGCTCCGGCGTCGGCCCTGACCTCGTTGGTGCACTTCGGTCAGCATCTATCGGAAACCGACAGATAGAACCTCGCACCGTCGAGCGCAACGGGCGAACCTACGAGATGGACACCGCACCGATCGGCAAGCGGTTGTCGTCAGCCGACAGTCAGACGCCACTCGCATTGGACGGCCCGTCGCCCGACGTCATCGAATCGCCGTCGCGCCTGGCTGTTCACTATTCCAGCGAGTCAGTCGAACACTACACGCCCGCGACCATCATCGAAGCCGTCGTGGCGTGCTTCGGTGTCATTGACCTCGATCCCTGCGGCAACAGTGAAGGCCCGCCGAACGTGCCCGCGCAGCGCCACCTGACGAGCGCCGACGACGGTCTGACCAAGCCGTGGGCCGGCCGCGTGTATATGAACCCGCCCTATGGTCGAGAGATTGAGCGATGGGTCGCCAAACTCTGCGATGAACATGAACACGGCGAGGTCATCGAGGCGATCGCGTTGCTGCCGGCCAGGACCGACACGCAGTGGTTTCAGCGCTTGCGGGACTATGCCTGCTGTTTCGTGGAGGGCCGTCTGACGTTCATCGGCAATAACGACCCAGCACCGTTTCCTTCGGCGCTGTTCTATCTGGGCGAAGACCTCGGCAAGTTTCATCAGTACTTCAAGGGCATCGGCGACGTGTGGCAACGCATCATGCCCGGAATCTCATTCGGAGAGTAAAACCCCCGCGTTGGAATCAAAGGAGAGCAAATCAAATGGCATCGAAAGAACGACCCGATCACGATCTACCCGGCAGCCGGCCGGGCGGCGGCCGACCAGGCGGCGGCGAGCGGCCGGATCACGAACTACCCGAATCGGAGCGGCCTGGGCGACCCGATCAAGGTTTGCCGCCGACGACGGAGCCGCCCGATCCGAGCGCCCCGACGCCGACGCCTCATACGCCGTAACGCGAAAGGGATTCGAACATGGCGAAGCGCGCGACCGTCGCGGAGAAACTGCTTCAGGCAATCGACGCGAAGATCGCAGCGCTTCGTCTCGCGCGCGAAGTACTCGTGGCCGAAATCGAAGCGAGCAAGACCAATCACAAACCATCAGGCGACCAGGCGGCCGCCGAGTGACAGCGCTCATGACCATTCGACCTTCCGGCCCGATCCGCCATACGGGGCTTTACTGGTGGATCGACCGGTGGCGGATCAGTCCCGCGTTCATCGACATGAACCTCGAACAACAAGGGGCGTACCGAAACCTGCTCGACGAGATGCGACTTCGAGGGGGCACGCTGCCAAACGACGAGAACATCCTCGCGGTCGGATGCGGTGACGCCCGCCGCTGGCCGACAGTTCGCGGCGTGGTGATGTCGCAATTCATCTTGACGCCGAACGGATGGTGCCAGACGGAACGACTCACGAGCGGCGCCCCGTGGCCGCCACGTTCGATAGTCGCCCGTTTGCGACGTCCTCACATTCCGCTTTGGATTCAGCGGTTGGTGCGCGCGCGCGACGGCACGTGCCGCTTCTGCGGGAGCGGCGACCGTCCAGAACTCGATCACGTGATTCGCCGACGTGATGGTGGTTCCGACACCGTCGATAACCTCATCAGGATTCTGTGTCGGCCATGCAATCGGAGTCGGGGATGAGCGACGACAAACTCCTGGCCGAATGGTTCTGGACGGATCGGTGGACCGGATCGTCGGCGTTTCTCCTGCCGCTCGAGCCGCGGGGCCTCTATCGCGAGATGTTGTCGCAGGCGTGGCGGCGGAAGTGCCGCTTGCCCGCCGACCCCATCGCGATTCAACGGGCGGTCGGGTGCACGCCGCAAGAATGGAAGCGGTGCTGGCCGAAGGTCGAAAAATATTGGCGGCGTGACGGTGAGTTTCTCGTGAACGACACGCAACTGACGGTCTGGAAAGAAGCGAGCGCGGCGCATGGTCGGGCCGTCGAGCGAGCGAGAAAAGGGGGGAACGGCCGCGCGCAATCCCTGCGCGCCCGGTCAGCAACAGGCGCTGCTTAGGAAGTGCTTGAGCATGTGCTTAAGCACGTGCTTGCGTCGTGCTTAGTGAGGTGCTTGAGCAGTGCTTGTACTGTGCTCTCTGTCTCCGGATCTAAAACAAAACCAGCTAATTCGGTACGTTCTTCTCTCTTCGTAAGTATTCGTACTACAAACATTTAGAACCTCGCGCAGACGCGAATTGCTCGATGGTTGAACACGAAATCACGACGAAAAGCCGCCTCCTCGCGAGGCTCGTGCGGGACCTCCTGGCGACCGAAAAATTCGAGTCGCTGGCGGACCTGACGGAGGCTCTCAAATGCCGGTGCGCGCGGCTCAAGATTCGATGGACGCCCGATGACATCGGCGACGCCTATCGGCTCATTGAGTCGAACACGGCGCTGCCAGGCGCACCGATCAAGCGTGTCAGGCGGATCACGCATATCGAGCGCATCGAAGACGACGTGCGCCCGATCACGCGTGCCAAAGCCGCTGAGTTGTGGCCGCGTCTCGTCGCGGCGGTGATGCGCGAACAACAACGGAGGAGGTCCGCATGATGACCGACGAACGACGCGCCGCCGTCCACGCGCGCATTCAGCAGATCGTGCACGAACAGATCGCGCAGGCGACCCGGTTGCAGGACGTGTGGTTGCTCTTCAACGCGTCGGCGGTCGTGAGGAACGCCGACGACGCTGAGCGACGCATGATGCAGCGCGCGTTCTATACGGGCGCCTCGTGCGCCGCCAACCTCGTCCTGAACGCCATCGTGCTCGAGGACGACGCGGAGACGCGCGCCCGCATGGACGCGCTGTATCAGGAATTCCGGCGCTTCGCGGTCGACGTTGAAGTGGGCCGTGCATGAAGCCGCCGCCGCCGTATGCCGTCTGTCGCTTCTGCGGGGCGCCCGACGTGCCGGGTCACTCGTGCGATGGCCGGCAGGGGTCCGTCGAGGCGCTCGACCTCACCGACCTGCCGCTGTTCGCGCGCGGCAGCGATCCCGAGACGTCGCACGCGGCGATGGCGGCGTTCGACCGCGAGACGATGCGATCGGCGATGGCGACGGTGGTCAGGATTCATCAGCAGCAGGGGCCGATCGCGGACTACGAACTGCGCGGCCTATTCGCGGCGGCCTGGGCGTTCCCGTGCTGCGACCATCTCTATCAGCAGGCGCGCAGCGCGGCCCGCGACCAAGGATTGATTCGCGATTCGGGGCAGCGGCGCGTGAACCCGGCCACGAACCGGAAGCAGGTCGTCTGGGAAGCCTGCGACGAGGCGGCCCCCATCATCGAGCGCTGCCAGTCCTGCGGACATCTGCTGCGCCGAAAGGACATCGCGTGAGCATCAAGTGGACGCGCGCCCCGGCAATCGGCCGTTCGTATACCTGCGGCCTCTGCGGGCATGTCCTCGCCGCCAACGAGCCGATGAAACTGCTGTCGGTCGATCGCGTGGCGGCCGTGCTGGTGCGCTGCGAGTGCGATGGACCGGCGCCGCCCGACTTGCCCGCGCTGCCCGAGCGGAGTGAGCCGACCGCGCCCGCCTTCAAGCCGCTGCGGCAGTTGTTGCCGCTCGAGTACGCGCCAACGCGCCCGAAAGGACGCGACGAGTAACGACGATGCTGACCTTTCGCGTGTACGGCGTGGCGCAACCGAAGGGGAACATGCGCGCGATCAACATGAAAGGGATGCGCTTTCCCATCGTGACCGATTCGAACAAGAGCGTCCGCAGTTGGCAGCAGTTGATCGCCGAGGGCGCGAGTCGCGCGCTGCAGGACCTGCCGCCGAACGAGCGTGGTCCGCTAATGGAAGGCGTGCGCTTGTCGCTGGCGTTCTATCTGCCGCGGCCGAAGGCGCTGCAGCGGCGCGGCGTGCCGGTCGCGCATCTGAAAAAGCCCGACACGTCGAAGCTGATTCGGGCCGTCGAGGATGCGTTGACGAGCATTGCGTATGGCGACGACAGCCAGGTCGTGGAGCTCCTCGCCATCAAGCACTACGCGGACGTGGATGACGCGCCGCATGTCGACATCCGCGTCGAGCCGACGGCCGGCTGCAAACCCGTCGACGTCCCGGCGGCGCCGCTGCCGCTTTTCGAGTTGGCGATCCCATGACACCGGACACTTGGGATCGTGAGTACGCGGCGGCGTGGCAGCGCATCGCCGACGGGCTCGGGTTTCCATTCAATGAACACCTGTCGGAGGCGCGTCTTTTTGTTGGCGACCGCGCGCTGTTGGACCTTATGCATCGGTTCGAACCCGCTGAGGTTATCGTCGCGTGCGGCATCGGCATCGCTGCCCTCGTGCTCCACGACGTCGTGGGTCAGTTCAGCAACCGGCACCGGCCATCGCGGTTGGAACGAGAGGTCAGGGCGGCGCATGACGTCCAGGCGCGCACAACAGACGGGCAGGCGTTCGTGGAGGAAATCAAGTCGCGCCGTGACGAGGCTGAACGCGGGTTTCTCAAAGAGGCGGCTGATGACGCGCGCATCGGGCAGATGCGGCAGGCGATCAACGACCGCCGAGTCAAGGACGGATTGCTGCCGTTATGACGACCCGGCGCACGTCGAATCATCATCCCGATCGCGATCTGGCGCGGCATCTCGGCGCCGAGAACCACCGGCTGCACGCGCTCAACTGTCGAACCTGCCACCCCGAAAGGAAACGCACAATGCGCCTCTTCGATGACGACAAGATCGGCGTCTACCTCGATGCGATTGGTCACCGCGTCGAACGCACCAGCGACAGCGAGACCAAGATGGTCGACCTGACGTGTCGCGTGCAGCCGTTGACGCCGGAGCTCGCCACGTCCCTGGACCCCGACGTGCGCGCCTTGCTGTTCAACCTGTCTGATGCGAAACCCAAACCGAAGCTCAAGACGGTGCACTTCGCGCTGACGGTGCCGCGCCAACTGCTCGCCATCTATCCGTTGCCAGAGCTCGAGGACGGCCGCCTCGCGCTCAGTGAATGCGAAATCACCGGCGTCCGCGCGCGCACCGAGAAAGGCGTGGACGGCTTCGCGCTGGTCTTCTATGTCAGCTTTGGGCCGGCGAGCCCTGCGGAATTGGAATACGTGTGCGAATGGCTGACACAGCAGCGATTCATCACGTTCCAGGCGCAGGCGCCGGCCCTCGACTTCGGCGGCAAGGACGTCGCGGACACCGCGCCCGCGCCGCCGCGTCGTGGCCGCCGGCGGGGTCCTGCGGCGGTCGACGCGGGCGACGAGCTGCGCCCGGGCGTCCACGCGGAGCACTGACCCATGCCGGTCCTCGAAGTGATCTGGAACGGCGCGCATCAGGGTCGCGATTGCGATCTGCTCAACGAAGCGCTGCGCGTGGTGCCGAAGCTGTATCCCCGCGAAGCGCCGAAGCCGACGCCGCCCCGCCGCTTCGATGCCCGCGAGCTCGTGCTGACCTGCTTGCCGCAGCGGCAGGCCGACGCGCTCACCTACGCGGACATCGGCGCGCGCACGAAGCTCACGCCCTCGCAGATCGGCTCGGCGATGGCGAAACTGATTCACGAGCGCCTGGTGCACCGCGCCTTCGTCAATCGGAATCGGGGGCGGTCGCGCGTGCCGCAACGCTACTGGCGAGCGGAATGAAAGGTCGCTGATCATGTTCGCTGCCCATACTCAGGTGCCGGTCGCCAAGACGCGCAGCCAGATCGAGCAGCTGCTCGAGCGGTGCCAGGCCCGGCAGTACGGCACGGCCGTCGACTATGAACAACTGAAGGCGCGCGTGCAGTTCCGGCTCAACGATCGCATCGTGCGCTTCGTCATCGCCTTGCCCGATCGCAAGAAACTCGGCTCAACCCGCTTCGAACGGGCCGAGCGGCAGAAGTGGCGGGCCTTGCTCCTGGTTATCAAGGCCAAGCTCGAATCGGTCGAGAGCGGCATCGAAAGCTTCGAGCAGGCGTTCTTGTCTCAGGTCGTGATGCCGAACGATCAGACGGTCGGCGACATCGTTACGCCGCAGATCGCCGAGTCATACGCGAGCGGCCGGATGCCGAAGGCGCTCGGACCAGCGCCAGAAGACTGAACAATGCGCGTGAAGGGCATCCCCGTCCGCATCGGCGACATCGCGCGATCGTTCGCCGCGTGTCATCCGGTGACGATCAATGGCGTCAGCACGAGCCCGGTCCTGCTGCGCGGCTACCTCGAGACGGCCGAGCAATGCGTCCGCGTGAACGGTTGCATGCTGTGTCGCCGCGAGCTCGAGCGCCTGGCCGCCGCGATGGGCACAACGTGCGCCGCCTGCGGCCGCGAGCGCTTCCGCCAGTTGTGTCGAGAGGTGGGACCCTGCCCGTGATGGCTGGCCGCTGGAAACCGTGGTCGTCGAGGAGGACGTAGGTGCCCTTCGCCCCTCCGCGTGCGTGTGGCGTGTGCGGTCGGATTCGGTGTCGAGCCCATGTGCGGTCGGTGTGGCGTTCGCGCACGCAGCCGCCGCCGCCACGCGTGCGCGGACGCGCCTTACAGCAGGCCCGCGCCGCGCTCTTCGCTGCGCAGCCGTGGTGCGTCGAATGTCTGCGGCTCGGACGACGGACGCGCGCGACGATTCGGGATCATCGCGTCCCGCTGGCAGAAGGCGGCGCCGACGTCGAGGAGAATGTCCAAGGACTCTGTCAAGTCCACAGCGACGAAAAGACGCGCGCCGAAGCGCGACGCGGACGACAACGCCGGTGAGGTCCCGATGTCGAGGAAGGGGGGGCGTCGCAATCGCTAGAACCGGCGCCTTGCGGGAAACCATTGGGAGTCAACTTTCCGTGTGGACGAATTTGGGATGCAAACGGTGAGGTATGAGGGGCCCTAAGCCGAAGCCAGCGGCGATTCGCGCCTTGTATCGGTCGCGCACGCGTCCGCATCATCACGACGTCGCGCCCGATCCGGACGCCGCCCCGGTCGATCTCGCCGAGCTGGGCCCGCCCGCGGGCTTGGTGGCGGCCGAGCGCGCGTACTGGGATCAGTTTGCGCCGCTGCTGACTGGCGCCCAGGTGCTCACGCCGGCCGATCGCGAAACCTTGGCCGATTACACGCGGTGCTGCGCGGCGGTCGACGACCGCGGCCGACGACTGCGCACGGCGTTCAGGAAGCGGACCCTCGATGTCAGTCTGGTTCGACTGCTGGACAGTCAACTGCGCGGGTGGGTGGACCGCAAGACGAAGCTGGCCGGCGAGCTCGGGCTGACGGCGATCGCGCGGACCCGGGTCGCCTGGTCAGGCCATGAGCAAGTTCTGGATGTCGAGAAGAAGCCGCAGTCGAAGCTGGCGCAGTTGCAGCAGCAGGCCGCGTCGCTCCGACGACCGCTGCGGATGCCGTGAGGTTTACGCATCGGGTCGACGACTATGCGCAGCGGGTGCACGAGCGGGACATCGTCGCCGGCCCGCTCGTCCGCCTTGCGGCCAAGCGGCATCTCGGCTGGCGATCCGCGGCGGCGAAGAAAGCCGGCCATCCCCTCCGGATCGACTTCCATGAGGCCGCGGCCAATCACATCATTGAGTTTTTCGAAGGCGTGTTGCGCCTGCCGGACACGCTCGACGAGGAGGGCCAGCCGATTCCGTTCCTGCTGACACCCGCGAACACGTTCATCATCGGATCGGTCTTCGGCTGGAAACTCCCCACGGGCTATCGGCTGATTCGCGAGGCCTACGTCGAAGAGGGCAAAGGGAACGGCAAGACCCCGCTGCTCGCCGGCGTCGGCCTGTACGGGATGGCCCTAGACGGCGAGCAATCCGCCGAGATTTACTCGGTGGCTACCAGTACCGAGCAAGCCAAGTATCTCTGGAACGACGCCGACAAGATCGTGGAGGCCTCGCCTGAGCTCCGTGATTTGATCCACCGCAGCGCCGGCAACCTGGCCTACGCCGCCACGCACTCGTTCTTTCGCCCGGTGTCGAAGGAGAAACGGAGCAAGTCCGGGCCCCGGCCGCACATGGGCCTGATGGACGAGGTGCACGAGTACGCCGACGCGGTCAACGTCAACAAGGTGCGCGCTGGCGCGAAACGCCGGAAGCAACCGCTCTTTTTCGAAATCACGAACAGCGGCTTCGATCGCACGTCGATTTGTTGGCAGCATCACGAGCACTCGCGCAAGGTGCTCGAGGGCATCATCGATGACCCGCGGTGGTTCGCGTACGTGTGTAGTCTCGACAAAGACGACGATCCCCTGACCGACGAATCGTGTTGGCCGAAGGCCAATCCCAACCTGGGCCGGATCATCCAACCCGAGTATCTGCGGCGACAAGTCGAGAACGCGCGCAACATCCCCGGCGAAACCAACGCCGTGCTCCGCTTCAACTTCTGCGTCTGGACCGCGCAGCACGTGCAGGCGTGGGAGATGGCGAAGTGGCGCGAGGCGGGCGATCCCCGCTCGAAGGCCGGTCGGCGACTCGCGTTCACCGACGAGGACCTGATCGGGTGTCCCTGCTACGGCGGGTTGGACCTCGGGCAGAACGACGACTTCTGCGCGTGGGCGCGGCTCTGGGAGCTGCCGAACTTCTGCGTCGTCAAGATGCGGTTCTGGCTGCCGCGGATCGCGCTGAAGAAGTACCCCGACCGGCCGTACGCCGAGTGGGAGAAGGCCGGCCTCCTCGAAGTCACCGAGGGCGACACGACCGACATCGACTTGGTCGAGGAGGCCGTCCTCGAGGACGCCCGCACCGATGGCGTGGTCGAGATCGCCTACGACAAGCGCTTTGCGCAGCAGCTCGCGCTGCACCTCCAGGGCGCCGGGATCACGATGGTCGACACGCCGCAAGGCTACGCGCTGAACGAGTCGATCAAGTCGGTGGCGAAGCTCGTCGCCGACGTCGCGCTCGCGCACGGCAACCACTTGATCATGACCTGGATGATGGATAACACCGTGCTCCGCACTGGCCGGAACAAGGAAGTGCGGCTCGACAAGGAAGCGGCGAAAGAGAAGATCGACGGACCGTCGGCGCTCGTGATGGCGAACGCGCGGCGCATCGCGCAGATCCCCGAGGTCCCCGCGGAAGACCCCGACCTGGTCGTCGCCTAGTTGGGAACGATCGGGAGGGATTTGCGTATATACTAATATGACGGTTCGTGAGGTGGTGGCGCGCTTGATGGCGGAGGGTTGGAGCGAGGCGCGTCAGACGGGTAGCCACAAACACTTCACGCATCCGAACAAGCCCGGGCAGCGCGTGACCGTGCCGATGCATCGGGGGGATCTGAAGCGCGGCACGCTGCACAGCATCGTCAAACAGGCAGGATGGAAATGAGCAACACCGACAATCTCGCGGCGCTCCAGGCGCGCCTCGAGGCGCTGGAGACCTTGTGCGGCGCGGCGTACCAGCTGGCCGGGACGGTCGGGGCGCCCGAGCGCTGGCTCGACGCCCTGGCGGCGGGGGCGAATGGCGATCCGATTCCGGAGGGCGAGCTGCTGCCGATCAGCGCGGACGACTGCACGGCCGTGGCCGAGTTGCACGCGCGGTTGGATCAGGTGCGACGCGCCGTCGCCTCCTGACTCGAGGTCCCCATGACGGACGACGCGCCACGCCGGCCTCGCGGTCGCCCGCCCCGCGGCGCCACGCCGCGGCAGCCCATCGCCTTTCGCATTGATCGCGACCTCCTCGCGGCGGTGCAAGCCCTCGCGGCCGAGCGCGGGGTGCCCTATCAGACGTTGATGCATTCGATGCTCGAGCACGGCGTCCGCCTCGAACAACGGTCCCTGTCGAAACGGGGCGCCTCGCGGTAAGCGCCAGAACACAAACACGGCGCGCGCCCGGGACCGCCGCGTCGGTGTGGCACAATACGGCCTGACGCTGCATGCAGCCCACACGCCGCCAGGGGCGCCCACCGCTCGATGACGACGGGGACGAATCCGTCTCGGTCTCCTTCCGCGTCTCTTCATCGCAGTACGACGACCTCTATCAGCGCGCGCAACAAGAGCGCCTAACGGTCTCCGAACACCTGCGCCGCGAGCTCGCCGCCAGGGCATTTCGCACACAAAAGTAGGTCGCCTCCCCGAACACTGGCACACTCGCGCGTGATGCGGTGGTTGTGCTGGTGGCGGCCGCCGTGTCTCCTCAAGACGGTCCTGGTCAATCTGAAAGATGACGAGACGACCGCGCTCGAGGGCGTGCTCTATACGACGCGCGGGCCGTGGTGGACGCTGAAGAACGGCGCCGTGCTCAAAGCCGGTGAACCGCCCGCGCCGGTCGTCGGTGACTTGATCGTGCATCGCGACAACGTGGCGTTTATTCAGGTCGCTCCCTGATGGCGATTGTCCGCACGCTGAACGGCCTCCAGGCGATGACGCGCCGCAGCACGTCGACGCCGGCCCTCGCGCCCTCGCTGTCGGCCTATAGCGCCTCGACCTACGCGACGATCTACGCGACGCAGCCGAACGTCCGGATCTGCGTCGACTTCCTCGCGCGCAACATCGCGCAACTCGGGTATCACATTTTCCGCCGGGTCTCGGATACTGATCGCCTGCGGCTGACCGACCACGAGCTCGCGCAGTGGCTCGCGAAGCCGAACCCCTCGACGACCCGCTACCGGCTCTTCGAATCGTTCATCGCCGATCTGGCGGTCTACTTCAACGCCTTCTGGCTGAAGGTCCGCATCAACGACCCGGACCAGCGGCGGATCGGCCTGGTGCGGATGCCGCCGGAAACCGTCGAGGTCCAGGGCGGCCTCCTGCCGTCCGGGGTGATCTGGACGTATGACGGGACGGCGACGCCGCTCGACATGACCGAGCTGGTCTATGCCAACGGCTACAACCCGCTCAACGCGCTGGTCGGCCTCTCGCCCCTCGAAACGCTGCGGCGCCTGCTCGCGGAAGACGTGGCCTCGAGCGATCATCGCGCCCGCTACTGGCAGAACGCCTCGCGCATGGAAGGCATCATCGAGCGGCCGAAGGATGCGCCGCGGTGGACGCCCGAACAGAAAACCGCGTGGCGCGCGCAGTGGCAGACGCGCTTCACGGGCATTCAGAGCACCGGGCAGACGCCCGTCCTCGAGGACGGGATGACCTTCAAGCAGATCTCCTACTCGGCGCGCGATTCCGAATACGTCGCCGCCCGGCAGTTGACGCGGGAGGAGTGTGCGCGGGCGTACCACATCCCGCTGCCGATGGTCGGCATCCTCGAGCACGCGACCTTCAGCAACATCAAGGAGCAACACAAGCAGCTGTATGCCGATTGCCTCGGACCGTGGCTCGAGATGGTCAGCGAGGCCATTGCGCTCTGGTTGCTGCCGGAAGCGCGTGACACGACCGACGTGTATGGCGAATTTAATATCGCCGCGAAACTCGCCGGCAGCTTCGAAGAGCAGGCGACGGCCTTGCGGCTGCTCGTCGGCCGGCCGGTCATGACGGCGAACGAAGGCCGCGCCCGGCTCAACCTGCCGTCGATCAAGGATGACCCCTCGGCCGATCAACTGGCGGCCCAACAGGGCGGGCCCTCGACGCGGAGCAGCGGCGTCTCTGACGCGGGCGGTGATGTCCCGGCGGACGATCTGCCGGCGGACGATGCCGCCGCCCTGACGGCGACCGGACGAGTGCCTGAGCACGCCGCCCCCATCATTCGCCGTCATCAGGAACGGCAACGGGCGTTCCTGCAGCGGTTGCCGGCCGCGGCGCGCGCCGAAGTCTTCCGCCTGCGGTGTCCGGACCGCTGGACGCCGGAACTGTCGCGCGACCTGCGGACCGTGTGCGAGGCCACGGAAGCCGATGCGATCGCCCGTTTCACCAACGAGGAAACCATCGGTCAACTCGAAAGGGATTCCGATGCCGCGTAAGCCGCACACGTACGACCACCTCGCCGCGTTCGCGCTCGAGCACCCGTGGGCGTTGACGGACACCATGCGCGAGGTCGTCGCGAACACGATCGCGCGGCGCCTCGCCGGCCTGGATGACGACGAAGAGGGGATCGTTCGCGCGCAACAGGCCCGCGCCACCCGCGATGTTGCCGTGCGCGGCGGCGGCCTGGTCGCCGTCCTGCCGCTGCACGGCGTGATCGCGCCGCGCATGAATCTGTTGTCGGAAATTTCCGGCGGCGCGACGTTCGAAGGCCTGTCCAAACAACTCAACGCTGCCGTCGCGGACCCGGACGTGACGACGATTGTGTTCGACGTCGATAGCCCCGGCGGCAATGTCGCGGGTGCGAGCGAATTCGCCCGTGACGTGCTGCGGGCGCGCACCATCAAACCGATCATCGTGCAGGCGCATCACCTGATGGCCTCCGCGGCGTACTGGGGCCTCGCCGGTGCCACCGAGATTGTCGCCAGTCCCTCTGCGATGATCGGCGCCATCGGCGTCATCGGCATTCATGACGACCTGACGGCGGCGCGCGAGAAACTCGGCATCCACCGCGAAGTGTTGTCGGCCGGGAAGTACAAGGCCGAATCAGCCGGCGGGATGCCATTGTCCGAAGCGGCCCGCGCCCATGCCCAACATCTGATCGACGGTTTCTTTGGCCGGATGGTCGGTGACATCGCGAAGGGTCGCGGCGTCACCGCCGCCGCGGTCCGGAGCGGCTATGGCGAAGGCCGCATCCTGAACGTCGAGGATGCGCTCGCCGCCGGCCTCATCGATCGCATCGCTACCTTCGACGAAACCCTCGCGCGCGTCACGCAACCGGCGACGGCCGGTCGCGCCCGCGTCGCCGCCACGGCACCCCCCGCGATCACGGAGGCCCCGGCGGCCCCCCAGGAATCGCGCGTCGTCCCGGCCGGCGCTCAATTCGCAGTCTTCGAGCGGCGAGTGCTCGACCTGCATCTGCGGAGACTCGCACCATGAATGTGACCCAACTCGAGGCCGACCTGCGCACGTCGACGGCCAAAGCGATGGCCCTGATGGAGAAGACGCGCGCAGCCTGCGGCGAACCGGGATCGGCCGAGGCGCGCGACATGACGGTCGAGGAAAAGGCCGCGATCAATGCGGCGCTCGGCGAAATGGAAGCCATCGAACTCAAGATTCGGAACGCGGCCAGCGACACCGCCTTGATGGCCCGGTTCGATGAGATTCGCAGCAAGCACGCCCCCGCGGTACCTGCGCTGCCCGCCGCCCCGGCGCGTCGGCTGGGTTCGTTGGGCGCGCAGTTCACCGGCTCCGATCAGTTCAAGCAACTGATCAAGAGCGGGCTGCATCGCGCCGGCCGGTCGTGGGCCTCTGGCGTCGTCGAGTGTTTTGACTTTTCGGCGACGACCTTGACGGAAGACGCCGCATCGGGCGGCAAGCTGTTGACGCCGCAATACACCCCGGGCATCGTGCAGACGCTGTACAAGCGGCTCGTCGTCGCGGACCTGATGGCCTCGGGCACGGCCGACAGCAACGCCATCACGTACATGGTGGAGACGCTCTTCACCAATGCGGCGGCGCCCGTACTCGAGGGCGCGGCGAAGCCGGAAAGCGCGATGACCTTCGACCAGAAAACGGACCTCGTGTCGAAGATCGCGCACTGGCTGCCGGTGACCGAGGAGCTGCTCGAGGACGTCGCGGCCATCAGCAGCTACATCGACGCGCGGCTGCAGCTCGGCGTGCAGTTGGCCGAAGAGGACCAGCTGCTGAATGGCAACGGCACGCCGCCGAATCTGCTCGGCCTCCTGAACCGGCCGGGGCTGGCGACGGCCGTGGCCCGCAATGCGGGCGCGACGCCGCCGGAAACCAACGCCGATGCGGTGCTGCGGCAGATTACGGCGATCGCGACGACGGCGTTCGTCTATCCCGACGGCATCGTGATGAACCCGATGAACCTGTTCGCGATCCTGACGAGCAAGGACAGCAGCGGGGCGTACTACGGGGGCGGGCCGTTCTCGGCCCTGCCGACGGCGTCGATCTGGGGCACGCCGGTCGCGCCGACGCCGTCGATCGTCGCGGGCACGGCGGTCGTCGGGGCGTTCGGCACGCAGTCGCAAGTCTTCCGCAAGGGCGGGATTCGCGTCGAAGCCAGCAACAGCCATCAAGATTTTTTCATCAAAAATCTCGTGGCGATTCGCGCGGAGGAACGCCTCGCCCTGGCGGTCTATCGTCCCGGCGCGTTCGGGAAGGTCACCGGCCTGAACTGATTCGGATAGGGTGGGTGGGAAGGAAATAAACCCCCCGGTTTGTTTCCTTCCCTTCGTGGAAGGAAAAGATCCACATGGCGAAGAAAGCGACCGACGACCGACGCGAGGACGACGACGAACCGCGTCGGGACGCGCGAGACAGCGTCAACCCGCTGGCAGAACCGGCGCCCGGCTGGAGCAACTCGACCGACACCGGCCCGCAGTTCACCAACTTCTCCCCCGGCATCGATATGTCGATCGCGGGCTTCAGTAACAACGGACCCGCGGCAACCGGCGCGACGGCCGGCATCCCTGGAGCGTGGACGCCGGCCAACGCCGACCCGCCGAACAAGTTTCAGAACATGAACCCGATCACGGCGTCGCCCGCGACCGCGTGGACGAGCGGCCAATACGTCAAGCTCGGCGACGGCAGCAATGCCTTCTGGGGCGGCGCGGCCTGGACGTCGGGGATCAAGCCGTGACACCGAAAGACACACGGCATTGGACCCCGGCGCAACGGCAACACTGGCGCGAACAGTTCAAAGCCGCGACGCACAAAACCGCCCTGCTCGGTAGCGAGGACGACGACGGCGTGACGTATCGCATGGTGATCCTTAAAGACGGACGTGCGGCCCTCCGTGTCCAATGTGGCGACGTCTTGGTTGATCACGTGCCGCACTTATCTCAATCGGGAGTTCTGTAACCATGTGGCCGGTTCCCCCGCCCTGTCCTGTCGATGACGCCCCGCACACGACGTGCACGAGCCCGGACTACGTGCCGTCGGCGTCGATCGTGATCGTCCAGTTGCCGTGTCGGGATGCGGGCACCGCGGCATCCCGGCCGCCGCCGCCGGCTGCACCGCCGACGACTCCGCCCCTGCTCCCGACGTCCTTCACGACGAAGACCTACGCGGGCCAGCTGAAGCGGCGAGGGCGCGTCTAGATGGCCGGCGTCGTCCTGGCGGGTCCGTGGTCGCGGCTCATCACGCCGCCGGCTGTCGAGCCGCTGACGCTTGAGGAGGGCAAACTCTGGTGCGGCTTCGACTGGCCGGCGGATGACCCGCGCGAGCCCCTGCTGACGACGGTCATCGCGGCATCGCGGGCCCAGGTCGAGGAAGACACCGGCTTTGCGCTCCTGACGCAGACGCGGGAGACCCCGGCCGAGGGCGCGGCCGATACGGTCGTCGTCCTCCCCACGAAGTGCCATCCGGTGCAGAGCGTCGTCAGCATGACCTGGGTCGATGCGGCGGGCACGGTCCAGACCATCGATCCTGCGTGGTACAGCGTCACGCCGGGTACCGGGTTGATTCTCCTCGCGGCCGGTCACGTGTGGCCGACGGCGTTGCTGATCCGCGTCGTCGTCGGCTGGCCGACGGCCGCGGACCTGACGGCCGACGAGCCGCGGCTCGTCCACCTGGTCGGCCGCCTGGTCGCGCACAACATGACCCTCGGCCGCGACCACGCCATCTCGGGGACGATCGTCGTCGAGGTGCCGATGGGGTACGCGGACGAAGTGCAACCGTTCCGGCCGGAAACGCTCGCGTGAGCCATGCCGATCAGCATCAACCGGAAACGGACGCGCGTGACGCTGCAACGCCCCGACGGGCCGGCCGCGCCGAACGGCGACGGCAGTTACACGCAGCCGTACGTCGACCTGGCGCCGCCGCAGGTCCAGGCGTCGATCGCCGCGGCCACCACGCGCAACCTCGAGCACGCGGCCGCTGGCAGCACCCTGGCGACGGCCACGCACGTCGTGACGATCTGGTACCGGCCGGATGTCACGACCGAGACGCGCGTGGTCGTGTCGCCGACGCGCACGTTGAACGTGCTCTCGGTCCTCGACCCGGCCGACGACCAGCGCGAGCTCGAGCTGCTCTGCACCGAGGTCGTGCCGTGAGCAGCAACAACGAATTCGTCTTCCAGGGGATCGACGCGTTACTCGCGCAGCTCCGGACGCTCCCCGCGGACCTCGCCGCGGCCGCCGCCTGGTATGTGGAAGATTCAGCGGCCGCGGCCGAGGCCGAGGTGCGGGCGGTGTATCAGGCGCACCGGGTGACGGGCGATCTCGCGGACAAGCTGACCCGCGACACGTCCGCCTCGGCCTTCGGGACGGCCGTGCGGGTCCGGAATCCGGCCAAGCACGCCTGGATTTTCGAGAACGGCACGCAAGCGCGGCACTACACGAGCAAACGGGGCACGCGACACGACACGGGCGCGATGTGGGGCCACACGCCGCAGCCGCCGACGCATGTCTTCATCCCCACGATGCAGAAGCATCGGCGGCGGATGTATGAGCGCTTATCAGAGATGGTCGAGCGATTCGGGCTCGAGGTGCGGGAAACGCCATGAGTGCGATCGCGCGGGCCGCGGCGCCGCCGGATTCGACCGCGATCGACCAGGCCGTGCTCCAGGTCCTCATCACCGATCCGACGCTCGCCGCGCTGATGCCCGACGGCGTGTACTGGGACGTCGCGAAACCGAAAGCGAAACGCTTCGTGATCGTCTCGCTCGTCGAGGCGCTCGACGAACCGGTCTTCGGGCAGCGCGCCTTTGAGGACGTGCTCTATCTCGTGAAGGCCGTCGCGCTCGAATCGACCGGCGGCGACGTCAAGGCCGCGGCCGATCGGATCGATGCGCTCCTCGAGGACGGCACCTTGCTGATCAGCAGCTTCGTGCATATGGTCACCTGTCGGGAGGCGCGCATCCGCTATACGGAAGTCGACGAGGTCGACGACACCATTCGCTGGCAGCATCGCGGCGGACACTATCGCGTGCAGGCTTCTCTTCCCGGGGCGTAGCGTGGACATCGAACAGAAAGGCGGGTAGATCTCGTGGCGATTCTCACTGGCCGATACGGGACGATCAAGTACGACGCAGCCGGCGTCACGCCGGTCGCGATCATCAGCCTCAACACCTGGAAGGCCTCCTTCAAGCAGGACTACGAAGACGTCACCTGTTTTCAAGACGAAAACAAAGTCTATGTGCCCGGGATGCCCGACGTGAGCGGCTCGCTCGGCGGCTTCTGGAACAGCGAGGACACGACGATCTTCGCCGCGACGAAAGCGACCGTGCCCGGTCTGCTCGAGCTCGCGCCCAACAGCACGGAGCCCGACTTCAACTGGAGCGGCCTCGCCTATCTCGATGCCGACATCGATTGCAGCGCCAAGGGTGCGCCGAAGATCACGAGCACCTTCAAGGCTGGCGGCAACTGGACGATGGCGACCGACACGACGCCGCTCGCCACGCGTGGCGGGACGCGCGAGAGCCGCGCCGAAGCACGCCGCGCCGCCTGACGGGGGCGCGCCTCGTGTTCGATCACCTGCGGATTCGCGGGACGGCGGCGTCGATCCTCTGGGGGTATCGACCGGCCGCCGTCCTGAAGTCCTGGTCCATCGTCCGCGTCAAGACGGAGTGGCGGCTCACCGCCACGATTGAACGGGTCGAGCCGTTCATGATCCGCCAGGGCCCGCTGCTGTTCACGGCGCCGCGCGAGCACGCCCGTGACGGCATGTGGGCGTGGGGCGTCCACTCCGTCCAGGTCGGCACGCACCAACTCATCGCGCGCTTGGGTCCGCCCGAACAATAGGAGGAGTTATGGGTCGGTGTCGCTTTGTGCAGCCGGGCATCGTGCGGCTGCTGCTCTCGGATGGGGAATGGCTCGACGTCAAGGCCGAGCTCACGGCCGGCGAGCAGCGGCACGTCATGGCGAACTACGTCAAAGACAGTCCGCTCGGCGCACGCGCCACGGTGGACTTCGAACAAGTGGGCAAGACCCGCATCCTCGAATACGTCGTCGATTGGTCCCTGGTCGGCTTCGGCGGGCAGCGTGAGCCATTCAGTGAATCGGCGCTCGACTGCCTCGACATGGATACGTATCGGGAGATCGACGACGCCATCGATCGCCATGAGGCGGCGATCAGCGCGGCGCGTGACGCGCGAAAAAAAAACCCAGTTGGCGTGACGACATCGCCAGTGACCTCCGCATCGCCCTTCGCTGCGGATGGCGTGTCGAGTGGGTCCGCGACCTGAGCCAGGACGACTACGAAGTCTTACTCGAACTGTTGACGGAGGAGCAGCGCCGCATCGAAGTCGCCGAGTAACCACATGGCCCAACTGTCCGGCAATTTCAACGCTGATTTTTCCTCGTTCACCCGTGCGTGCGAGCAGGCCGTCGTGTCGCTCACGAGCTTTCAGGACAAGGCGAATCTGGTCCAGGGGTCCGTGAACAAGGTGGCCGACTCCCTCTCGGGCGTCAAGATCGCGCAGCAGGCCGAAATCGCCGCGTCGGCGATCGAGAAAATCGGCGGCGTCAGTCGGCTCACCAATGACGAACTGATCCGGATGGGCACGATCGCGCAGCAGGCCGTCGACAAGTTCAACGTGATGGGCGAAAAGGTGCCCGCGAACATTCAGAACCTCGCCGACCGCGCGCGCGGCGCCTCCGAGGAAATGCTCAGGCTATCGAACACGACGAAAGAGAGCGCGGGCTCGACTACGAACTGGAGCGGCATCCTCTCGACGGCGACGGGCGTGCTCGGCGCGATGGGGATCAACGCGACCATCGGCGGCGTGATCGACTTCACGAAGGAGATCGTCAAGAACGCGGATGCCGTGCAGAGCATGGCCCAGCGGCTCGGCATTTCGGCCGAAGCGGTGCAGGGGTTCAAGATCGCCGCGGAAAAAGGTGGCACGTCCATCGACACCGTCGGGTCGGCCGTCATGGCCTTGAATCGGAACCTGGCCGAAGGCGACAAGAGCACGATCGCCGCGCTCGACAAGATGGGCCTCAAGTTTCAAAACGTCCGTGCCATGAAAGGCGAGGATGCCTTTGTCGCCGTGACGAACGCGGCGGCGAAGATGACCGACGGGATGGAGCAAGCGAAGGCCGGCACCGATCTGCTGGGCAAGGGCTTCAGCGACATGCTCCCGGCGATCAAGGCCGGGTTCGGGGACACCGCCGCGGCCGCGGAAAAAATGTCGAACGACACGATTGCCTCACTCGCGCGGCTCAAGTCGTCCTGGGATGACTTCGCGAATCACGTGACGGTCGTCTCCGGCACCGTCGTCGCGGGGATGGTGGATGCGACGACGCACGCGACGAGCAACCTCGCCAACTTTTCGCAATACCTGCTCGACGTGATCAAGTACGGGCCGGGGGTGGCGGCGGCGATGGCAGCCGCCAACCAGCAACTCGATCGCACCGTCGCCTTCGTCGGGCCGATGGAAGCCCTGGCGCAAGGCACGAAGAAAACGAAGGAGGAAACCGAAGCCGCCGCCAAGAGTTACGCGGACTGGAAAGCCGCGATGGTCGAGCTCGACTCGGCCGGCACCGGCTGGAAGGGCACCCTCGACACGATCGACGGGTCGGTCGTCGAAGCCATCCGGTATTACCTCGAGGCGGGCGTGTCGCAGGACAAGCTCGCGGCGGCCTACGCCCTTACGGCGACGCAGGTCAAGGCGGTCGACTCGGCGATGAAGGCCGAGATTCTAACCGCAAAGGAGCTGGCGAAGGCGCAGGCGGATGCCGACGCCATCCACATGCAGACCTACGCCAACACGATGAAGACGCTCGAGAGCGTCGAAGCCGCGAACGAGAAAACGACCGGCGGCTATCGCCAGCGGATCGAGATGTTGGCGCAACTCGACGCCGCGGAACTCGAGCTCGCCAAGTCGGTGTACGCGCAGACCACGTCCGAGAAAGACCGGATGAAAATTGTCGAGGACTCCGGGGCCCGACACACGACCATTGTCAACCGGATGATCGAACTGGATCAGAAGCAGCTCGGCATCGTCAACGCCGCGGTCCTGGCGAATCTGGATGCGCAGACCAAACTGAACGCCGCGTATGGGTTGACGGCATCGGGCGGCATTGCCCAGCAGGAAACGGCCTATACGAAGATGACGACGGCCCTCGACACGCTCCATCAAAAAAAGGTCGAGGGCATCGAGCAAACCGCGCAGGAGAACCTGATCTACAAGCAATACACCGACGCGCTGCTCGAAGCGGCCCAGGCCGAAGATAAAGCGCGGGACGGCGCCGCCGGCAAGAATGCCGAAATCGCGAAGACCCCCGGCATCCTCGGGGCGGCCACGGCCGCGATGCAGGCGTACCAGGGTGGGATGAAGCTGCCCGGATCGACCACCGAACAAGCCTTCGGCCAGAGCTACCTCACCTCGCCGACGGGGAACCGCGTGCAACTCGGCCCGCACGGCGAGCTGCCCGATAACTGGTTTGACCTCTACTCGGGCAAGTCGTCGTACTCGTCGGGCATCTCGAACCTGCCGCGCTTTGCGAGCGGCGTCGAGAACTTCGCCGGCGGCCTGGCGCTCGTCGGCGAGCGCGGCCCTGAGCTCGTGAACCTGCCCGGCGGCAGTGACGTGATTCCCCGCGGCGGCTTCGGCGGCGGCATCACCAATAACGTCGTGATTCACGTCAACGGCACCGCGGCCGAGGTCGCGCAGAAGGTCGCCGCCGAATTGATGCGGACCCTTAAATCCGGGCAGCAACTCACCCTCCGCTGATGGCCGGAACCCCCGCGCTCCTCAACGTCAGCCGCCTGAATAACTTCCGCCTCAACGCCGTCGATCCCGTGCTCGTCAAGCAACGGGAGAATCGGGTCGGCATTCTGCTCAACGGCCAGGACGTGCGCGGCCGCGTGCGGGTCCACACGTTGACGATTCGCGATTCGATCAACGACGCGCCCAACTCGGCCTCGTTCACCATCGAGGGCCCGCCCCGTTCCCCCTATGTCGACGCGGTGCTCGCCGATCAACCGATTGCCTTCTGGCGGCTCGGGGACACGACGGCGACGGCGCTCGACCAAACGGGGCACGGACACACCGGCATGGTCGTGGGCGGCGTGACGATCAACCAACCCGGGGCCATCGCCGATGGTGACCGCTCGATGCACTTCCCCGGCATCAGCGGGGCGCGCATCGAGGTTCCGGCCGCGCCCGAACTGGCCTTGACACAGAGCGTCACGCTCGAAGTGTGGGTCAAGACCGATACCGTGGCGCAAATCGGCGGGATGGTGGAGAAGACCATCGGGGGCGCGGTCAATACGAGTTACAGCCTCTTTCAAATCAACGCGACGTGGGACTGGCGCGTGGTGATCGGGGGCGCCGCGTATGACGTGAGCGCCCCGATTGACCCGGCCGACGTCGGGCAATGGGTGCATCTCGTGGTCGGCTTCGTGTCTGGGCTGATGTACATCTATAAGAATGGCGGGTTGGTGGCGGCCATCACGGGTCCAGCCGGACCGCTCGACAGTGGGACGGGACCCTTGCTCCTCGGTCATCTCGGGAGCGGTCAGTATCCGTTTGCGGGTGTCCTCGACGAGGTCGCCGTCTATCCGTATCTCAGTGGCAACAGCATCGTCGCCCACGCCACCATCGGGCGCGCCGTGGCCGCGCCGACGGTCGCCCAGGAAGTCCGCATCACCCTCGGCGTCGACGATCCCGTGCTCTTGTTCAATGGCGCGGTGTCCCAGGTCGACCTCAGTTACGAGGGACGCGCCCTCACGCCGATCTATCACTGCAACGCCACCGATGACATGGCCCGGGCGAATCGGCGGCGGCCCTTCGGGCAGTGGACGAACGTCTCCGCGTCCATCGTCGCGCAAGCGTTGATCGCGAACTTCGTGCCGGGGTTCGGGTCGACCTTTGTGCAGTCTGGTCTGCCGCCCATCACCGTGATCTTCGATGGCTCCGAAGGGATGAACCGGTGCCTGACCCAGATCACGAATTTGATCGGCGGGTATTGGTATTTCAGTGACCGGCAGCTCCATCTGTTTCGCACCGAAGGCACGAACCCCCCCTCGCCGATTGATGCGTCCCATCCGTTCCTCGAGGAGCCGCACATCACCGCGAACGTGGACATCTCCCAGGTCCGCACGCGCGTGTACGGACGCGGCCACGGCGAGGCGCTCCTGAGCGCCGTCGTGGCCGGGGAGACGTTGCTCCCGATCGCGAGCGTCGTCATGTTCTCCGCGACGGGCGGGCGCGCCATCGCGCTCTCGCAATCCCTCAGTTACACGGGGGTGTACCTCGGCGGCATCGGATCGCTCATCGGTCCCGGTGCGGCGCCGAGCGTCGCGCCGGGCGTGGCCCTGGTGACCGGGGCGGGGCTCGCGACGGGGCTCTACCAGTACGCCTATACGTTTGCGACGGCGGCCGGTGAAAGCTTGCCCGGTCCGCTCGCCACGATCAATGTCGGGCTGACCGCGCCGCCGTCCACCCAGGTGGTCGTGAGCACCCCGA